GCCACCGCAAACGTGAAGCTGGCCATCGACGTATACGGTTCAGATATCACCCGCAGCAGCAAGCGCCGCCCGATCATGATCCCGCCACTCGGGCCGGATCCGGAGAACCCGCTCTTCTGTATCGCAGCTGGGAAATGTCTCGGCGTGGCTGCGAGCAACGCAACTGCGAATGTATTCATCCAGTACTTCGATGAGTGATGGTGGTGGCAATGGGTAAAACCGGGGTCAAAAAAGCAGACCTCAAAACGGTCAGAAAACTCATCACTACCGCAGGCACTTCGCTTGCCGGCCCCGTGCCGGCAGGCATGAAGCGCTGGGTGACGTTCATCCGGATCGTGAACCAGCACACCGGGATTCAGAAGATCTGGATTTGCAGTACACCTGCAGCGATGACTGCAACCACCCCGGCGGCTGCAAGTGCAGCTGCCAAGGTGTCCTTTTACCTGCAGGCGCTTGAGCGCGAGAATCTCCCGGAACGCGGTCCTACAGAGCTGGAGAACCCGCTCTTCTGTATCGCAGCGGACAAGTATTTCACTGCACAGCCGGCGCTGGGCAATGCCAGCGTGTTCGCACAGTACTACGACGAGTGATGGGAATCCCCCACCATTCGTTTGTACCGGCGACCGCGGAAGATAAACTATTTTAAGTAACCATATCTCAAGATTTAAAAGGTAGGTAAATCATCTCTTATCGTGGGTACAGGTACATATTAACCAGTCCCACATAGAGCTCTATGGAAGTGGAAAAATGGGTCTGACGACAGATCAGATTAACGCCATTGCTGCCGTGATTATCATTCTCGTTGCAGCAATTACAGGCGGAACGGTGAAACTGACACCGGAACAGGTGAACACGGTCATTGTAACCGTCATCGCACTCATCGGTATCATCACCGCGGTACTGCAGAACAAACAGAAGAAAGACGTGGTTGCCGCGATGGATCCGGTGACACCACAGGCCAGCAATCCGGTTATTATTGCATCCCTCCCCGAAAGCACGTGGAAGATGACCGACACAACGCGGCGCTGGTTAATCATCGATGCAACCCCTGAAAACAGGGCCACGATCGAACAACAGATTGCCGAAGCCGAGGCAAAGAAACTGGTGAAATACCGTATTCGGTATTCCGGCGATGGCTGGTACGATATCGAGTACGGTGCACTCGTGGGGTCCAAGGGAAATCCATCTGGTAAATAACAAATCCACCCTCTTTTTTGTATAGCATTATATGGTTTATCCCCGACGATAGCGCCGCTGAATTGGGCGTAAAATAGGTATATTGCGGTATAGTGCACGATATACTTCTGCACCTGCAGGTATAGCCCAAAAACGGGCCTTAGTTAATCCTACAACCAAAATTATTTATAACATCACAGGCAATACCAAAAAGGGTAACTTATGGTAACAATCGGATATGCACGGGCTTCAACTGATGATCAGGAACTCGATCGGCAACTCAAACAGCTCATCGATGCGGGCGTTCCCGAACACCTGATTTACCGTGATGCTGCTACGAGCGGGAAAAAACCGGTCGAGAACCGGGCAGGTTATCGCCAACTTTCAAAGATGGTTGAAACCGGTACTGTTGAGGCAATCTATGTGACGGACCTATCAAGGCTTGGACGAGATGCAAAAGCAACACTGAAAGAAGTTTGGGCATTACAGGATAAGGGGATAAAAGTGATATCCCTCAATTCAAATGATCAAAGCATCACTACTGCAGACCCGGTGCTGCAACCACTTCTGTATTCTGCATTTTCATTGGGGGCAGACTTACAAAGACAACGGATCAGTGAAGATACAAGAGCAGGGCTTGCGAGGGCTCGTACAGAGGGCAAACATCTAGGGAGGCCTGAAATAAAAATCGATTACAACAAGGTCAAATTTTTTATGGATAGAGGGTTGTCAGAGCACGCGGCATTTCGGGCTTGTGGTTACAAGCGTACAACATTCTACCGCTGGAAACGCACTAACAAGGACAAACTTGCCGTTGATCAGGTCAACGTTATAAGAAAACGAGAGGCGATCAAAAAAGTGGTTGATGCGGTGTCACCTGTTATATCCGAGGCGATCGATAACGCTACACTTGAGAATATCATCGGAACTCCGGCAGCAGATCCAAAGGAGTGAAAAAGGATGGTCAGGATCAACATAAATGAAATAGTACTGGTACAACTCACCCCTCATGGGACACAAATACTAGAAGGAGCTGGTCGAACGGTTTTCTTCCAGCCGAATCGTTTTGGTGAGCGCAGGTTCCAGCTCTGGGAACTCATGGAGATTTTCGGTCCGCACATGCACAACGGTATGAATCAAATCTTTGTCGAAAACACGATAGTTATTGGGGATTCAAACGAGCACGTGTGAGGCCGTTGAGAAGTTGACCGAGGAGGTGAAAAAACGTGAAAATCTCTAAAGAAACCGCACTGAAAACAATCAGGGATGCGGAACTTACCGAGTTCCTGATGTATTCGTCAGATGTGGTCGATATACCTACACACGTACAACTGTGCGCAGCTTTCCAGCACCTCATAAATCTCGCAGAGAAAAGCACACTATCAGAGTTTGAAGGTGAAGTATGACCAATAATGAACAGTGGGGGCTCGTCTGCTACACGACCGATCCGAGCGCAGTGAGGGACGCTGCACGGGTGCTGGGGATTAAGGTCACCATCACCAGCGTCTTCCATGTGCACGGGGACCGCGACATCTACTCAGTCAGTGCACCGAAACGATCTATGGGGTACCTGCGTGAGCAGCTGCTTGTGAGGCATGTTGACACCCCAAATGAGTACCTGCGCCTATGGTGGATGAAGACCTGAAAACCGTACAGGAAAACATCGAGGGGTATGAGAGGTTAATAAGACACCATCAGGGGTATAATCAATGAGTTCCGAAGGCACATCAAAAAACTCAGGAGAAAACTGCGCAGGAGGGGCTGAACATGGTACGCTGGGCACGCTGTATGCTTTGTGAGAGGAAATATGATTTCCCGCAGGTGACCGGGAGGAGATGGGCTTATCTGATCGAGCTCACCGGTGGGACATACCCGGTGTGCGGGTACGACGGGCGCCTTACACTTAGAAAACGCCTTTCCCGATTCCTGTTCGGCTGCAGCAAGTTCCGTTTGAAGGGGGCAAAGCCGAGATGATCATTACACCTGAAAACTTCAAAAACGGCGGCGTCGTGGACTTCTCAGCATCCTTCCACCACCGGGGCCGGTATGGGCGGGTGACCGTCAGAGAATCATTTCCTCCCTCGCCCCATTTGCCATCTAGGGTTTATGAGGTTTTAATCGGCTGGCACAGGGATCACAGTGAAGAGGTAGTACACGCCGGGTCACTGAAAAGATGTGTCAGGATCGCCAACCTGCTGACCGATACGGATGACGAGGTGCAGGATGGAACCTGACGGTAAACCGACTCGAAAACAGATTGAGAGCATCATCGAGCGGATCGGCGCAGAACAGGACCACCTTTATGAGAATCGCAGACTTGGCCTACTAACTGAAAATGAGCACACCATCCGCACCTACGTTCTTGCCTGTACATTGGATACGCTCAGGTACTGTCATGGGGAAGAGAGCGAAGACTGCCTCGGTATCAAATCGTGGCCGGAGCTGACGCGAGAGGCCATCGAACGAGCCGAGATCGAGAGATCACAGAGCACCGATCTTGAGCAGTGGTTGTGGAGGTCTCGAATGTGATATCACACGAAATGCTTGTCGGGGGGATCAGCGGCTGCCTGTGTTTTTACGGGGCATACTGTCTGGCGCAGGTCGTCTGGCTCAAGGATCGACTCGATGACCCAAGGATCAATTTCAAGGTGACATTATACGGTATCGCCGGAATTGCGGCAATCGCGGCTGCCGTAATATTGTTGGATTGGTGAACTATGTGCCAATTTATGAGAAGGGTTGTAAACGGTGCGATCAACGAGAAATCACCTACGTCCCTTACCACCAGTCCCGGTGTAAGCTGGTCAAAGACGACGACGGCAACAACCGGCAGATCATGCGCCCAAGCAGGAGGCCGTTGTGGTGCACAAAACCCCCTTAATCTGGTGATAAACGGTGGCAGCTGTTGATCAACCCTTTCCTTGTGACACCTGCGGCACGCTCATCGAATGTGGTGTCGAGGGCGGTCACGCGAAGTTCTGCTACGGCCACGGTCTCGTTCTCAACAAAGCGAAATGTCTTGTGCGATGTATGAAATGCGTGAAAAAGCTGGGAGAGCCCACGATAGAACAAATAATGGCGGGGTGGCAAAAGGAATGATAAAGGTCGGCGTAATCTACGATCATATTGAAAGGGAACGTGCTGTAGCTCTGGCACAGGAGATCCGTGAATTTCTGGATGAAAAGGGTCTCCACAATGGGATAATGGATTACACCAATATGAGCACGGCACCGGAGATAATCTTCATCGGGGTGACAAAAGTGTGTATTCCTTCCGCTTGATAATACCTGATACCTTCGTTGATTCCGTACGGGACCCGTCCCGTGAAGGAAAAGCCTGTCCTGAGTGTGGGAAGACAGGGCCGGCGGTTGCTATGAAACGTATTGGATATATCGACAATTCAACTTTGGCGCCGGTCGGCTGGTATTGTCCAAATTGTTGCTCACTCATAAAGTGGTGAAATATGGGGTAAAAAAGATGACAAAAAGGGTATTCGGTTTCAATAAATACGGTAAATTTTACCGGTTATGTGTCGAAGATGAACATGCAACGCGGCTGATCCTATATCTGACACCGGAAGAAGCTGCGGATCTAACTTCAGAGGTGCTGAAAACGATGGGTATAGTACCCGCAGAGGGACTCCCAGCACACACGTAAAGCACAATCTTTATCCATCAAAGAAGCCAAAATGGTAGTGCCAAAAAGGATACGGGATAAGTATGGCAGGGAAAAAACAGGAAAAACCAAGAATGGAGTGGTGCACTGACAAGAAATGCGAGGGATACGGAAAAAGGCTTGTTGACAGGGGCTACGGTATCCCGGTATGCCCGACGGTGCCATGGAGCGTCAATATACGGACCATCGGCAGGTGCACGCTGGATGTAATCCCAAGAAAAGGCGGGGGTCACATCCATTTGATAGAGGGCTGCACCATCGGGTGCATAACGACCGTTTGCGCTCTGCACCCCAACTGCGGGAAACTGGCGACGTGGCATTACATAGGTGAGGAACATGGCTGAAAATATCGTATTGCCAACCGGACAGGGCGAGGCCCGCCTTGAGCAGCTTCAGGAGTTCGCAAACCAGATCACCCTTATCAGCGATCAGATCGGCTTTAAAATCTCATCGAGAGGCTGGTGCTACCAGCTTGAGGGCTTCGGCCTGATCAACAAGTCGCAGTTCGACCGGATCGAGACCCTGATCAACGAGTGCCGTCAGATTGGGCTTGTCCCAATTGACTTCACTGCTGAAGAAGAGGGACGGAAGTTCTCGGGTGTTGAGGAGCCGGATCCTGAAACCCCACAGGAATGGATCGCAAAGTATGTACGTGCAGTCGGGAACTGTGAACAGTATTTTACCCCGGACTGGTGGGATGGCGAGGAGTATTATATTCAGATGTTAGTCGAGAAGATTGACCTGAAGACTCTTTTCAGACCCGTCTGCAATACATTCCATATCCCGATCGCCACGTCAAAGGGCTGGAGCTCGATGCTGCAGCGTGCCGAGTATGCCCGAAGGTTTAAAGAGGCCGAGGAACACGGCCTCAAGTGCGTCTTGTTATATTGCGGAGACCATGATCCCGATGGATTGCGGATCTCGCAGTTCATCCTCCTAAACCTTGTTGATCTTGCGAGGATTGTATGGAGCGACGGCACTGAAGGATATACCCCCGATAAACTTGTGATCGATCGCTTCGGTCTCAATCACGATTTCATCATCGAGAACAACCTCACGTGGATCGATAACCTCATTACCGGCAGTGGCAGAAACCTTGCCTCTCCCTCTCATAAATTCTACAAGATGCCTTACGTCCAGAACTACCTGCGGGACTACGGGGCACGCAAATGCGAGGCAAACGCACTGGTCGTGAGACCGGAGCAGGCCCGGGCACTCTGCACGCGGGCTATAGAGCGGTATTTAGGTGCACGTGCGGAAGGCAGGTTCATCAACAAAGAGGTGGACCGGCTGAGGTCGTTCAACGAGGCGAGGGAAGACATCACTGTTGAGCAGGGCAGCCTCGCGGAGGCCATCACCGAGATCCTCCAGCAGCTGGGCGAGGAGTAAGACGATGCCACGGAAATGTGAATCTTTCGACAACGATGACGGATGGGAAAAATGCACGAATCCCGCCAATCCCTTCCACGGAGACACCTTCTCTTGCCCCTATGAGGGGGTTAGAGCCAACTCGGACGTACCGTATTGTCAAAAGAAGAACACAGGAAAGAGATAACATGGTCGAATATTGCGAGAAGGAAAAAAGACCCTGTGGGTATATGGTCGATGGCATTTGTCGTTGGGACGATGTAAAAAAGACGATTGATGAACAACAGGAGAAAGGGATAACAATGAGTGCCATTAACGATATCCGCAAGGAACGAGACCGTCTCACCAAGAGAATTTCCCGGCTCAACATCAAGGCTAACAACGATGAGGTCAATGAGTGCGATGCCCTTGAGGATTTGTCAAACTGGAGGGGGTGGCGAGATGCTCTGACGTGGGCGTTGAGCAAGATACACGGAAGGTGTGAGATGACCCCGCCATTTAGAAACGTATCATCATGGGCGAAAGAAATACAGGATAACAAACTTCATCATATCGGAGAATTTTACAGTGCCCAGTACAAAAAACCATTCCAAAAGAAGTCTGGTGAGCTTACAAAAGGATTCTTGGATTGGTTGCTTCGTCAGAATAGTAACGCTCTGTGCGAATCTCTCTCTCATAATTTTGAAATGATGAGAGATACAGTGCCAATGGCATTTTTTATACGGAGAAAAAGCGTGACCACGGCACCGCAGCCACTCCCCTACCCTCATTGTAAACCCGGTTGCCACTTTGTCAAGGATGGGAAATGTAAATACCGGGAGATGCACACCCCAACCATCGCCGTTGACTTCGATAAGGTACTTTTCACCCACGAGTCATGGCAAGGTCACCAGCAGGTTGGAGATCCTATTCCGGGAGCACGCGAGGCTTTGGCCGAACTGCAACAGATGGGATTCAAAATTATGATCTGGACAACACGCAACCAGAGAGACATTATCGCTGCCGCATGTGAACTCCACAAAATCCCGTTTGACTATATAAACCATAATCCCAATCAGCCATCGGAAATCAACCCCAGCAAACCGGTCGCTGATTATTACATTGATGATCGTGCCGTACGTTTCACCTATTGGAAGGACACCCTATCTGAGATAAAATCAAGAGAAATAACAGATCCATTTTATCGTAGGGGGGAGTGACATGAAACTACACCTTAAAATATGGATTATTTATTGGGTGGTGGTCATCCTGTTGGCATTTATAATCATATCCGGGCATCGAGGCTGTGCATGATGGTCTTCAGGGAATACCACATCTACCCGATGTATCTGGGGGTTAAAACCCGCACGCGGAGGTTCTGGAATACCCGCCGCCACGCCAAGGTCGGCTCAACGCACATCGTCAAGCGGTGGCGGTATGAAAAAGCCGAGCTCAGCCCCGGGACTATATATATCAAAAGCATAACCAGCCAACCGCTCGGTATGATGACAGAAGATGATGCACATGACGAAGGGGGCTACAACCTGCAGATGTTTAAACTCGTTATGGAAGAGATCATGCAGCGACCGTGGGATGACCTTTTCGTGCCGTTCGTGGTGGAGTTCGAGTTCACCCCCTCACCGGATTTCTTCAGATTTGAAGACCGCTACCTCAAAGCATATCAGGACCACGCTGAAGAACTTGTCATCAGAATAGGGCAAAAATGGAATTAGCAGAACGATTGAGAAACATCATTTATTATATCCTCATATTCGTCCTGCTTTTCGCTCTGCTTAAATTCGTCGCGCTCAAAATTGAGGGGATAATATAAAAATGACTGTTGAAGGTGAGAAAATCCGGCACTCCACTGTGTTTCAGTGCCTTCCCAACTGCGGATTATGCTGCGAGGACTATGTAGCCTTCATGCCCGATCTTCTCAAGACGCATAAAAAAGACATGCAGCGGGCGGTCCTGCGTGAAGAAGTGGTAGGTAACTATGTTTTGGCTCGGACCGAAGATGCAATGTGCGTCTTTCTAAAATCAGATAAAACGTGTGCAATCTATAATCTGAGACCTTTGATGTGCCGGGCGTATGGGAGATCCTGTTGTAAAGCCAAAAGCAAAGAGAGGGGAAAGCGTGTGACTTGCACGTGAATGTTCCAACTCTTTATAAACAGACCGTTATCTATTTATCCCGCCAGCGCAATTTCCAATTTGTGCACACGTGCATCGAACAATATACAGGGGTTGTGTGCACTGGTGAACTGGACGCACCATATTTCAAACCTCTGTAATTGGGAAATCTCTGGCTTGGCCGGCGCCGTTTCATGGTCAACGGTTATCCGAAACACGCAACAGCGTTTGCCGGCGGGCCGGCGACCATGGTTATATCCTCTTCGGCGGGACTCCATACGATCTCTGCGTGTGGGGTTCCGCTGCTGTCTCTGCCGGAGAAGCACACGTCGGACGTGCATTCAGTCTGTACCTGAAAGGTCGGGGGTTCAATTCCCTCCTCCGGCTCCTCTGACCAAAATCTTTAAAAGGTATGCGATGAACTATTCTCATAACCATTATGCCACCAGTGGATTCAGAGGAGGCTGCATGTCACAGATCCACCCCTCAGAGCTCCGGTGCCCGTGCATTGGATGCTAAACCCTACACCTACATTTTTGAGAGGACAAATTACACTCCAATATCCGGGGGAATCAAGCTGCTCGAAGTTGAGGGCAAAAGTGGTGAAATACAGGAACTTGTGATCAAATCCATATCAAAAAACTTCTCTATTGAATTGAATATAGATGGACAGAAGACTCGTTTTTACAAATCATGGACCGAGCTTTCAGCCATGTCGGAAGATATAAATGGCCTCGTTGCCGTGCACCGCAATGGCGAATACCTTATTAACATAGGAGGAATGTTTTTTTCCCAGAGCGTCTATCTCGCCGTCATCGCCGCCGGGCTGGCATTTACAATGGTTTACTTAAGGGTGAAATACAATGGGTAACGGTAAGGATCTCTTCTATGCCCTCACAACGAAATATACAACAGCGATCGCGTACGACATCTCGGATAATCCCGAATATGCAGGTGAAGCAGCGACCGGTTCAGTTCAGTCGGAGCGGGCATGGCGGATAATAAAAATCATATACGATGTCAGTAGCAACCCCGTAAGTGTGTTATGGGCAGAAGGAAACCAGAAATTCGATAAAATCTGGGATGACCGCAGGAGCTACACGTATTCGTAAGGTGGGACATGGGCAAATGGACCTTAGTATGGAACCCGATAACCAATGAATTTAATTTTAGTCTGGCGCACCCCGTACCTGCAGCTCACCACCTCACTCACGAATTTGGTGCTGCAGATGCACTCACCAGTTACGTCCAAAAATCTCTCTATGATGCTCATTCCATACTGGCAGCCACTGTCGATAATACACCTGCAGCCCTCATTGTAGCAGAGCAGACCCTCGTTGGCAGGATCGCCTTCGGGAATATTGCAGCCCTCACAGCAGCGCAGGTCAAAACACTTCTTGCGATAGCGGAAGGGGATGTATCCGGGCTCGTCGCAGATCTTGCAGCAAAAGCACCAATAAACTCGCCAGCACTAACCGGGATACCCACCACTCCTACGGCAGCAACAGGCACAAACACAGCACAGATCGCAACGACTGCGTTTGTGCAGGCAGAAATTGAATCAAGTGTGATGTTACCAGTCGGAGTGGAGTGGTCAACCAGTAGCAGCAGCCCCACTCTTATATTAGTGGATATATTCGGTACTGCGATCACGATGTCTGCCGGAGATTGGGCGCGGCACCCAATCTTTAAGAATATTCGTCGGTGTAATCTTGCAGATAATGGAACGGTGAATGCTTACTACGGGGATGCCGCATTTTCATATACCGGTTCCAACGGGCAAGTTATGGTACAAATCCCGAAATTCTACTATCGTGTTGACGCTCTTGCCGGCAAATACCGATATCTGATATCGGAAAATCATATATCAGGATTTAAAGTCCATCCGGCATTCGTCGTCGACTCGGTGGAAAAGGATTACATCTACGTTTCTGCGTTTGAGGGGTCGGCATACGACGTCACTGCAACAGCAACAGAAGTCAATACGATCACGGTAACGGCAGAACCAACATCGTCTGGGAATCTGACAATTACCCTCGGGGGGAATTATATATTCACGGTTGCTATTCTGGATGCAGATACCATCGAAGGTGTTGTTGACAAAATCGTGGCAGCAGGTGCGAAAACCGATTATCAGGGAACGGTATGGACACCGGCAAAAACAGCAGCAAATAAACTCACCTACACCTCCAGCGTTACCGGGCTGAAAACCACCGTCATTATGCCGACCGCATGTGGGGTGACATCCACCATTGCCAAGACCACGCCGGGAACCGGGGGATACGTTCTGAACGATGCGGGTGGCTTGGATTTCACCGCAACGACAGGAGATCTTCTTTGCTCAATTGCTGGTGTAAAGCCATTAAGCGGGTGGAACAATGCAACGGCAACATTGCCAAACATAAGACAGCTCGCAAAGAATAGGGGAACCGGCTGGAACCTGATGGGTTTCAATTCGGTCTGCGCGGTCCAGTTACTTTTCATTATCCGCAACTGCACACTCAATTCCCAGTCGGTTTATAACGGAGTGACTGCTGTGACCGATGCGACAGCAGGGGCCTCGTTCAACAATGCCATTAACACAGGATTCACGGCCGGGATTGGGACCAACGGAATCGATCTCGGGAATACCTCTGGAGAATGCCCTTCTGTTACTCATTATAAAACCGGAGAAGCTGCAAAAGCATTCAGCATCTTCGGTATCGAAAACTTCTGGGGGAATATCTGGAAATGGGTTGCTGGCATCAACATCAAAGCCAATAGAAACCCTTGGATCGCAGACCACGATTTTGTCGAAGATACATTTGTTCATCCCTACGTGGACACCGGATTCACGTTATCATCTATCAACGGATATGGAGCGTCCGTGGCATTTTCATCGACATACGACTATATGTTCTTACCGTTGACTGTCGGAGGTTCGAGCAGTACATATTTGTGTGATTATTACTACCAGGGAGTAGGCAACAGATCTGCGTTGTTCGGTGGCAGTTGGAGTAATGGCGCGGTTGCCGGTGCCTTCGGTTGGGTTTTGGATTATGCTGCGTCCGATGTTTATCGGTATTTTGGCGCGCGGCTGGCCTTCTTTGCCTAAAATTTGTGGGGGTGGGATGGTGAGGAGATAAACTATTTGGGTATACCGGGACTGACCACAGTACCAAGTGGTACCACATTGAGTGATACTACATTATTCAGTGGCAATTGGAATAATGGCACGAATGCCAGTACCTTCAATTGGAATTTGAATAATGCTACGTCCAATGTTAATCGGAATATTGGCACGCAGCTAGCCAACTTTGTAAATTTATCAAGTTCTGGTATACCCTGCCCCTTGGCAAAACATAACAACGAAAAACCCCGTGCTGGTAGGATCTTCTCCACCCCCGAAGCTCTCGAACGCTCGGTTGGACTACAAAGAAGCGATTAGAAATGAAACGTTACGGTAATCTTTATTCCAAAATTTACGACATGGATAACCTTATCGCCGCACACCAGAATGCACGGAAGGGGAAAACACATTATTGTGATGTCTGTATTGTGGATAGCGATCCGGAAAAATACCTTGGGCAAATTCAGAAAATGCTCAAGGAAAAAACATACCGTACATCAAAATATACGGTCTTTACTAAGATGGACAAGAAAAAAGAACGGGAAATCTTTGCTTTACCTTATTATCCCGACCGGATTATCCAGTGGGCTATTGTGCAAGTATTAGAACCAATCTGGATGAACACACTTATCTCTAATACTTTCTCTAGTCTGAAAGGGCGGGGCATTCACCATGGCCTTTGGAAACTACAAAAAGACTTGCAACAGCGGACGAATACGAGATATTGCCTGAAATTCGATGTTAAGAAGTTTTACCCCTCGATTGACCACACGATCCTGAAGACTATAATCCACCACAAGATCAAAGATCCCGACGTTTTTATATTACTTAATGATATAATTGACAGCGCAGATGGCGTGCCTATTGGCAACTATCTTAGTCAGTACTTCGGGAACCTATACCTAAGCGTGTTCGATCACTGGGTGAAAGAAACGAACCGCATCCAATATTATTATCGTTATTGCGATGATATTGTGATATTGGGAAATGATAAGATTATGTTGCACAGTCTGCTGGATAAAATTAAATTGTACTTTAATACCTATCTTAAGTTACAGGTGAAGGAAAACTGGCAGGTTTTTCCCACGTTCATTCGCGGGATAGATTTTATTGGTTACCGGTGTTTTGGGGATTATACCTTGCTGAGAAAATCAACTGTGGTAACAATGAAACGAAAACTTGTACGTATGTTGAATCATGAATCGCTCACACGACACGATCTGAATGTGATCAGCAGTTATCACGGATGGCTGAAATGGTGTGATGGGCGCCGTTTATCAAAAAAGTATATTGAACCACTCATGAAAAAGGAAGTTATGAGATTATGATAGTGCATTCAAACACGGAACCGGAGAAAGTTACAATCGACAAAATTGAGAATGGTATTGCCCGGCTGCTCGTGCACTGGAACATCCAGCAGGTTACAGTAACCGGCCAAATGACGGAAGAATCGCATCAGGAGTGGCAATATTCAGAAAAAATTATTAAATGGATATTACCACAGAAGTACGACAACATTAACGCTGTGAAAAAGTACCTCACAAGTATCCAGACAGAGATCCTGAACTGGGCTGAGGCCACTGAGTTAAACATACAATCAAACATACAATCAGCTATTGAAACCGAAGGGGTGACAGTCAGAATGACTGGACGTATGGTGCTAGTAGTGAAGGGGGTGTTATTGAGACTGAGACAAATGGCGAAGTGGATTTGAACGTTGGGGAGTGTAATTCAGCGGGATAAGAAATTTACATTGAGGACGGTAATTTGCTGTAACTTTCGGTAACAACCGATGAGGTAACTCTCTGGTAATTTCTAGTAATTAGAGTATATATAGGAGCTGTGGGTACCTGTTCCATCTGGTTCTTTTTTTTAAAAAAAACAAATAAAAAAATAGGCTATTTCATGAGGAGACCTACTTTTTAATATGATTTTCTTTGTAAAAGATAATTTAATATGCCATTATGATATATGGATAAATTGTAGATACTATGGAATTACCAAAGAGTAACTACAGGAAGAAGAAAATGATGAAAATCTTCAAGTATCCTCTTGAAATCACAGATCATTCAGAACTCTTGCTTCCCGCTGGGGCAAAAATTCTCTCTGTCATTGAACAGGATGAGAATATCGTTCTCTACGCCATGGTTGACCCGACAATGGAATATAATAAGAGCAGGAAGATCCGCATAGTTGGCACCGGTCACGAGATAGATGATCTCATGGGTTTTACGTTCTTAGGAACTGTCAGTCTTATTGGCGGAAAACTCATATTTCATATCTTCTATCTATAATCAGCAGGTGCGCTATGAACTGGAACGATAAATACAGACCCCAGACCTTTGACGACCTGACCGGAGACCGAGACGAGCACCAATCTATAAAGGCGATGGTCTTGAGTGCAGACATCCCGCACCTGTTGCTTTATGGGGCGTCAGGATCCGGGAAGACCACACTGGCGGAGATCATCAGTCGGGTTATTTGTGGGGATTATCCGCACCCGGATTTTGTCGAGATAAACGCGAGTGACGACCGGGGGATCGAAAAGATACGGCAGATAATCCAGCGTGCAACCCGGAACATGAGCTTATCGGGCGGGAAAAAGATTCTCTTTTTCGACGAGTGCGACGGACTCACCAGAGATGCGCAAGAACTCCTCAGGCGACCCATTGAAAAGAGTCATAATGCGCTTTTTATCTTCTCCTGTAACGACATAGCGCAGGTAATACCGGCGATCCGATCACGGTGTGCCCTGTACCATTTGGAACTATCAAAAGAGCACGTTATCCAGCGGTTAAGGCACATCGTAGACGCTGAGGGTTTAGAACTTGACAAGGGAGTCTATGAGGAGATCGCACAAAAGGCAGCAATCACCCCGAAAGGACAGATCAGCCCATCTTATGACATGAGGGCAGCGATCAACGAGCTCCAGAAAAGGATCGCCCTGTTCAATCTCCACGACAGCGATCAGCAGGTAGCCGAATACCTGAAAAGCAAGGCAGCGACCAGCTAACCAGCGGTACCTGTGAAGGCAGGGTGCAAGGTTCAAACCCCTTTTACCGCAATCCCCAGAGGGCTAACCCGATGACGGGACAGTAAAAAGGAATGAAGGAATAGACTATGGACTCCAAACCAGAAACCGCAGACGAGTTAACCGCTTTTCTGTCAGAATACACCGGCACCACACAATGGTACCGGCACCTCTCAGGCGCCACCTATACGGACGGTATACAGGCTATGGCGCAAGTATCGGGCGGCGGCGCTTATTGGCTCGTGGATAAGATCCTCTTTGTGGGCATGAGTGAAAAATACCGGCGCGTGCCCTTCCAGCTCTGGCATCTTGACGTATACGAAGACAAGACTGGGCGGGTAATGATGAGGGAGGATGTAGGCAGCCCGACCCTGTACGCTGAAAAGCTGGATTATACCGACTTCCCGGCGGGCGTATGGAAATTTTACCTCATTGATAAGGTGCTCCTGCTCCCGTCTGAGTACTGAGGTGCACTGATGGCATACAACACATCGATCATTGACGTGGAGGACTGAGCATGACCTTCGCAGTGGTTGAACTACGCAAGGAGGGCGGCTACCTGATCCGCAAGCAGTGCAACACGTTAAGCGATCTGACGCATACAGCCCTTGACGGGGAATTTTTCCCCTCAGTTTTCGTATCACACGAAGACCTGATCATAGCCCTTCTACGGGATAATGGAATTGACAACTTGGAAGGGTTGGAGGGGGAATCACCGGCACGGCAAGACGAGATCAGGGTAATCACGGAGAAGATCAACGCCATCAGCGATGGTGACATGGAACACCTGTGCAGTAAATTGCAGGATCATCTCGTGGAACACGGTGGGTACTTTGACTGGCTCGCGGAGTGGTTGAAAACCCGCAACATCACCCTCCCGGACGAGGTGGATTAAATGCAGCTCATAGTGACCGCATCAACGAAAGACGATATCCTAACCGCGCTCCCCTTCATCGAGGACGAGATCGAGCACGGGTACACTTCCGGCGGCACCCTTGGCGCAAGCTGGGAAATCAAAGAGGAGCCATAAACCACGAGGACGTGAACCGATGAATCGAAAAACGAACGGGCTCCTGATGCGTAAGTGTGCAGGGTGCAATTCTTCTTTTGATACAATCAGGGGGCACTACTACATCATCCTTACAGGAGAGAGTGATGCAGAGACGGCAAAAGTTGCCTGCTCAAAAGATTGCACCCTGAATATCCTGATTAAGGAAGGACTTGTAAAAAAGGTGTGAGATGACGAAGGATTTTGAGTTAGTAAAAAGTATCGTTGACGGAACGGACTGGGATCTCCTGAAAAAACAGAAGACCGCCCTCATAAATATGACGTATGGGCATGGGCAGGAGATCCACAACCTCAGCTCTGACCAGATTGACCGCTTTCAGGGTATTGTCAACTGGATCGAGGCAATTCAGGACAAGATCGTCGAGCTGGGGTATAAGACTGAGGCGGAAGTCTTTTGCACCGAGGCGGGATCATGATCAGAACAGAATGGCAGTGCCCTCAATGCCACCGGAAAATTCAGGTTGATATGACCCGTGAGGAGGCAGACCGCATAAGGGAAATTGCCTGTCCCGTGTGTGCCCCGGTGGGCGCCGGTATCCAGTTGATGTGCCGATGGGCAGCCGAGGACACAAAGGAGATCATAGGAGACCACGCAACGCACGTATGGAACGACAGCCGGCTGGCGAGGCAAGACATTAAAAAGGTGGCAGAACTCATCCTCAAAATGTTAAAGGAAGGTTGAACGACTATGAAAATACCACCAACAAGGGTAAAAAAGAAATGGGAAGACCTGACGCCGGAGGAAAAACGAGAGCTCCAATACATTGAGATCGACTGCCCTCCGGGACCGCCACGACCCGGCGACCTGATCGAGGCAGTGATCAAAGATACCGGGCTGCCATCCCGTGAGACTGTGAGCAGGCTCTTCGGGAACTGGACATGGGACTACAAAGACATCCCGCTCGATGTCTGGGAAAAGGCAAGACCGATCCTCAAGAAACGACTGACGAAACTCTACAAGCAGAACATTGCCCGGTACGTGAGCTGGTAACCATGGAGAAAGTGTACGTGATCAAAAACAACAGCACTGGCGGATACTGGGAGGGGAAATACCTCATCCGCCACGATTTAGCTCAGTGTGAGGGTGGCGTTGAATGGACAACCGACCGGAAACGTGCGGCGACGTTCCCAGAAAGGGACGCGGTTTTGATCTGCGGAGGATTGAAACACTGCACGATCCACCAATCAATACTCATGGAAGAGCTTTAAACAGGAGTTAAACCATCATGGAAAACGACGATATCATAAACCTCTGCGACTTCTGCCGGAGCATGAACTTTCGCAGCGGCAAATGCAAACAAGACCCGAAATACATTGCGTGTGACGGGAGACCGGCTAAAAAGGGTGCCTGTAAAGGGTACTATCCACGGAACAAGACCAGCCCACCGATAAGTTGGGCAACCGCTCGGCTCGTGATCAAGCTCTCGCCGGATTTCAAGGTGGACATCAGACCGCCTGAGGGCTTCGATGCCCTGTCACGGTGCAGGAGGCGATTCTGATGCCGGGTCTTACCTTCCCCGTGGGGATGCTGGTACCGGTGATCGCAAAAGGTGTGGAGACCACTTTAGGGACGGTACTGCAGCAAAAGATCGGTGATTGTGGTGTGGTACAGGCAAGCTTTGTGATTGCCGTGGACATCATCATAACCTACCCGAATGGACAGCAGGTGCCGGTAGATTTCAAAATGTCATCGGATG